GTGTAAGCCGTGAAGATAAAGCGCCTATAAATGGCGGTGACATTGCGTTTATGTCCTGTAATGTTGCTCCGATTGACTCTCCTAAGATTAAGGGTGAGATTAGTAGCGAAAAAGACGAGCTACCAAAAACAAACAAAAAAAACATAGAGTAAAAAGCAATGGAAATAAGGAGTTTTACAGAGCTAGGCGCGCCTAAATTATCGGAGGGTAGAGTTATTGAGGGGTACGCTGTTGTTTTTGGGAAAGAAAGTCGTGTGATGTATGATGAGGAAAGGAAACGCTTTTTTATTGAGGTTATCGAACATGGTGCAGCAACCGAAGAACTTATAACCCGATGCGATATAAAGGCGGTACTAGAACACGATAAACGTAGGCTTTTGGCTAGATGCCGTTACGGTTCGGGATCACTCGAATTAAATTTTGATGAATATGGCTTAAAGTACCGATTCGAGGCTCCATGTACTAGCGACGGGAATTTTGCTTATGAAATGATAAAACGGGGAGACATATTCGGATCGTCTTTCGCTTATTACACTGATGATAAGGATAAAAGTAAAGTTTCATATACAATGAAAGATGGGATGCTGTTGCGTACAGTACACAAGATTGATTATATATCTGATATTTCCCCTGTTTCAGACCCTGCCTTTTTTGGTACAGATGTAACAGTTAGAAGCCTTGAAAATATAGAACAGCTTCTTAATGGTGACACAAATAGTGATTATTTATCCGAAATAGAAAACTTAGAAAAATTTATTTGACATGACAAAACTAGAAGAAGTAGCTCTGCTTAAAGAGCAAATGAGAAAACTGTTATCACAAGCAAAAACAGAAAAAAGAAGTCTGACAGACGAAGAGCAGACTAAATTCAACGAGTTAATGACTCGTAAAAATCAGATCGTTATTGACGAGACTCTTAGAAGTCTGGAAAGTAGCAAATCTGTAATTTTACCGGAAAACAAAAGAGCTATCTTTGCAAAGGCTTTATATGACGTTTGTAATCATCGTTCTTTGGAAGAATACGGGAATTTTGCTGATGCAAAGGGGCTTAATTTCTCTATGCGTGCGGAGGGTGATCCTGTAAGAACAAGTTCAACCGATGCCGCTCCGATGATCCCGACAACAATCGGCGATATTATCGAACCGCTTGAAAAGGGACTTATTGTTAATAAGTTGGGTATTAAGATGCAATACGGTTTGATTGGCGAATTGATGTTTCCGACATTGGCGGCTGTAGAAGCTACAATTGAAGGCGAGAACACCAAAATAAATCCGACAAAACTGGATATTGGTAATTTAAAGGCGCATCCGTGGCGTTTGGGTATTTCTATCCCATTGTCTAACGACGCAATTGATCAGACAAACGATGCTTTGTTTGATGTCACCGTTAAACAATTGTCTTTGTCAACTGCTCGTACATTGAATAAGATTATGTTTGCCGGAGAAAAGCAGGGACTTGCCTCAAAAGGTGTGTTTGTGAAAGATTCTCCGACAGTGGAGTATGAAGTTGCTCCCACATTCGAGGACGTTGTAGCGCTAGAAACCGCAGTAATGGATGAAAACGTAGATGTTACTGACGGAACGGCAGCATATATTTGCAGTCCGAAAATGTGCGGTAAATTAAAAACTACACGCATTGAAAAAGGTTCTCCCGAAATGGTTCTTAAAGACGGGATGATGAATGGCTATCCGGTGTACATGACTAATTACATGGGTGCGGATGAACTCGGCTTCGGTGTCTTTTCGAACGTTGGTATCGGGCAATGGGGAAAAATTCGAATGACTATTGACGATGTGACTCTAGCAGACACTAACGAAACGAAGTTTACGCTAAACTCAAAGTATGACATTGTTGTAGCTCGCCCAGAGGCATTCGCAATCGCGAAGAAGAAAGCGGTTGCAAAAGCTGCAAAAGCATAACACACTACTAACTACTTAAAAACGAAAAGGCTTTGGCTTCATAGCCTTAGCCTTTTTTCATACTTATAATTATGCCACAATACGTAACACTCGAAGAACTCAAACAGCATTTAAACGTTGATTTTGATACGGACGATACATATATAACCGAACTTATTGAACCTGTTCAACTTGTAATAGAGGCGTATTTAAACGCTCCGTTGGAAGGTTTTGTAAAGGATGGAAAAATAGACCGTCGTATCTGGCACGCGATCCGCATACTTATAGCTAATTACTACGCAAATCGCGAATCGGTAACATTTGCTACTCCGCAAGTTATTCCGGGACATGTAGAACTATTGTTGCAACCTTTAAAACGATACACATAATGCAAGCGGGATTATTAAACGAAATGATCGGCTTTTATCGTAGTGAATCAATCCGGGATAGCCTCGGCGGTACGTCTGAAAGTTGGGTGAAAGTATTCGATAAGCGTGCGTATATCCGTTTTAAGTCTGGTGCGCGAAAGGAGGCTAACGGCGAAATCTATAATACGACCGTAAACACGATAATGATTCGTATTTGTAAAGAGATCAACGCTAAAATGCGGCTCGAATACGACGGGCAGAAATACAAGATTCTATCTATCAATCACGACCGGAAGCAGCAAGCGACGGTTATAGAAGCGGAGGTAATCAATGAGTAATGACAACTACACCGGACGGAACTTATATCGCGTCGAAGTGGAGGCGAAAAAGGTAAACGAATTGCTAGACCGTTTAAATGACGATGAAGCAAAGAAAGCGATTAAATCAGCATTGAGAAGGTCTATTCTCATCATTCGCAAACAGGCGCAGGAAAATTTAGTTTCTGCTGTTACAGACGCGGAGTTTTCGAGTACAAAGAATGGATCGACATTCAAGCCGTTAAAGAATGAGATAAACATAGCTGTTTACCGTAATGCCTCCGGCGCACGTGTTGACTTAATCGACAGACGAAAGAAAGGATCGCGAGCATATATGCTGAAATGGTTCGAATTTGGAACGAAAGAACGAGCTACCAAAAAAGGAGCGAATAGAGGTATTATAAATGCTTCTCACTTCTTTTCTAATGCAGTCAAATCGAAGCAGAAAGAAGCGGAGGACTCACTAGAGCAAAATATAATTGATTCAATAATGAAAATAGCAAATAAGAAGAAATGAGTTTATCAATAGGCGCACACGTATATAAGAAACTAAGCGATTCTACGGAGTTGGCAAAGTTGGTTACTGATAAAATCTATGCGATCTCAACCAAAACGGAAACATCTTTTCCGTTCGTAATCTACAAACGTAGCTCTCTAGTACCGGAGTATACAAAAGATCGTTATGGGACCGGGGATACTGTTTCGGTTGAGATCGTTGTAGCTAGCGACAATTATCTGAACTCTATTACTATCGCGGAGGAAGTGCGCAGATCATTAGAGAATAAGCGAGGAAGCTACGGCAGTTTCGACGTGATCGACGCGAAGTTAATGAGTGCGGACGAAGATTTTATTGAAGATACTTTCATTCAGCGTCTCGTATTTTCTTTTAAAACAGAATAACTAACAAATAAAACACGATTAAAATTATGAGTAAAGCAAAAGAAGTATTAGGAAAGGACTTGATGTTATTTGTAGAAACTAAGGCGCTAGCTTTGGCGACTTCCTGCAAATTAGGTTTGTCGGCTGAAACTATCGACACGCAAAGTAAGGACTCCGGCATTTGGACGGAAAAGGACATTAAAAAACTGTCTTGGAACGCTTCGAGTGATAACTTGTTTAGTGCTGACGCTGACGCGAATAGCTACGATAAGTTGTTTGCCTTGTTTATTGCGCATAAACCTGTTACGTTGAATTTTGGCATTATAGCTAATGCAGACGTAAACGAAATGCCCGCCGATGGTTGGACGCTTTCGCCCGGTTCCTATACTGGAAAGGCTGTTATTACTTCACTAGAAGCAAATGCGCCAGACGGAGATAAGGCGACTTTCTCGATTTCTTTCGAAGGTACGGGACCGATTAAAAAAGCAACTTCCGCGCCCGCTAGTAAATAATCATGAGCGGCGTTTTGCCGCTCTAAAATCACTATCAATGAAAACAATATCAATTAACGGGAAAGAATTTACATTAAAATATTCGCTTCGGGCGTTTTTCATCTTTGAAAATCTATCCGGCTATCCGTTCCAATTCGGTAAAATGATAGACGAATTTCTTTTGTTTTATTCGTTACTACTTGCAAATAATGAATCGTTTACAATGGAATTTGACGAGTTTATAGATTCGTGCGAAAACGATCTGACATTATTCAATCAGTTTAAAGCTCTCCTTTTGGATGAGATTAAACTACGTTCACAGTCGGCAGGAAATGGCGTAAAAAAAAAGAAGGTGACGACGCGGAAGAAAAAGCAGTAAGTATTCGCGAACTCTATTCGCGTGTTGTCGGAGAGGGTGGGATCGCTCCCGATTACTTCCTCGATAAAATGGACTTTATCGAGGCCGAATCGTTTCTGGACGGATTGAATCGACGTAATCGCGAATCATGGGAACAAACTAGATTGTTAGGCTACATCATAGCGCAGTCGAATAGCACTAAAACGCTAAAGCAAACCGATATACTCCGTTTTCCGTGGGATGAAGAAGAGAAGAAAGATACTAGCGTAACTAATGAGGATATGAAACGGCTTAGAGCTAAAGCGAAAGCATTAGAATCACAATTAAACACGAATAAAGATGTCTGATATAGTAACAAGATTATTGCTTAAAACGAATGACTTCGACGCGAATTTGGAAAAGTCAAAAGGTAGTGTAAATCGCTTTCAGGGTGATATTAGCAATATGGCTAAATCTGCCGGGGCTGGAATAGCTAAATTTGCTGCTGGAGTGGGACTAGCCATGGGGGCGGGTGAGTCTTTCATGAAAGTAATTCGTTCCACTCAATCAACCAGTGATGAATTTGATAATACTCTAAATGCTTGCAAAGGAACTGTTGATATATTCTTTCAATCATTATCGTCTGGAAGTTTCGAAGCTTTTAATAATGGTATATTAAGCACCATCTCTAATATGAAGAATCTATCTGCCTTGCGTGATTCATTAGCCGATGCTAAGTTATCTATGGGATTTAATAACAAGGTGTTTGAAGCTGAGTTTACCAAATTTGAATCAATAATTAGAGATACTACAAAAAGTCGTAAAGAACGCGAAAGCGCTTTTAAAAGATAATTTTAAAGTAGATGTAGACGATACGTTATCAGGTGCCGAAAAAGAATTGATACAATCTTTGAATACTAGAACAGGACGCAAAGATTTCAATATTGATGATATACATAAATATATATCTATTAATAATAATGACTTTTCAACAAGAAAGGAGAAAAGTGCTCTTACTGCTTATCAAAAGCAACTATCAGAGTATGATAAGCAAATGAATCTAATGCGAGGCAAAATCAACTCCACAAAAGGTGATACTAATGAATTTACCGGAGAAACTAAAATGCAAATGCGGCAAAAACTTCAAGATTTAGAAACACAAAAAAGAATATTTATTCAGCAGAACGCAGAACTCGAAAAGCAGAATTTTCTCAATCAGGACAATGATGCTAATCGAATAGAAATGACAAAAAATTACGAGTATACGTATGATCTAAAGAAACGTATGTACGATTTCGATAAACGTACTTTAGAGCTACAAAATAGTTTAAAAGGTTCAACTCCTAAAGAAACTCCCAAAGTAGATTCCATTGCGTGGTATGATACTAAAATCTCAGAGTTAAATAAAAAACTTATTTCCGAGACTGATGTACAAATAAAATCGACAATTAAAGCTACTATCAACGAACTAGAACGAAAAAAAATAAAATTGCAAAT